GCACCCTAGGGTGCTTACCAGCTTGCTATAGTTAGGAAGCTAATTGGTATGATTTTGGTTATTACCAATCCAGCTTTACGAATGTAGTATTATCCTCATAGTCAAATAAGGATAGTATTGCAGACGATATTCGCTTTTGTCTCATTTCCTTTCTTTCCATATATGGTAAAGTAGGATCTGGAATAAAATCGAACTCCCCAAACAAGGTTTCCGGTGACTCGCCGATAGAAATATCGCCGAGACGATCCATTGCCTTTGTTAACTGCTTAGATATACTAATTTTAATATATCTTAGACAGCGTGCGGGAGGCTGAGTCGGATCTTTCCACAGATCCTCCCCTGATACTAACTGTTCGTATTCACGTTCAGCGTATCTTGTAGCTTTGTCAAGAAGTTGATCGACAACCATTGTATGGAAGTCTTTCTTCTTCAACTCAATATCTTTTGAGATCCAAGGTGAGCATAAATCATACCCCGGGTAACCGGGCTTGATCCAGCCATTTATTGGATTTGAACAAAGCATCCAAACTTTTCGACGTTGATTCTTTCTATAGAATCTATCGATTAGTAGTGGAGGGTGCTCGGGACGGAAGAATTCGTATCGATCACTAAGTACTATCATACATGTGTTAAACATGTATGGTTTCCGAAGATTTCGGATGAATCCTGGCGTCATAGGAGTTAAGCATGTTCCGTTAAGGAACAATTGTTTAGCTACCTCTGCTCCAGAATAATCTGAAAGCTCAGGTGAGCAAACAGTCTTACTTAAGTTAATATCAACCCCTAAAAGGTTAATATTTCTTTCATAAGCTTTTGCTATACTCTTATCTGTTATTATAACATCATCTCCAATCATTCTGTAAAGATGTTTGGAGCTGTCTATTCCGCATGTAAATGCAGAGTATTCAACTAAAAGATGATGTGCTAGTGAACATAACGGCCAACTACCGTAGGCTCCCATTGGTTGCCCACAGTTGTAGGTTATTTGTTCACCACTCCAGGCAACCGTAAAGGTTCTTTCCGCAAGGAGAGTCCAATACGCTTGTGCTAAATCTTTATCCTCAAGTAATTCATGAAGTAATACTTCTTGAATTACAGCAGGAAATCGATCAGTAAATGCAGTTAAATCTGCACAGTAAATAAAGGTTTTATCCTTTGTTTTACTTTGTGCATATTTACCAACATTCTGGTGTGAATATGTTCCATCTGATACTAAAGTTGAAAGTAATTGCATTAACATAGAATGAAGTGTATTTAAACACCTCTGACTATAGTAATCAATTATTGCAATAGTCCTAGTCTTTCCACTCTTTTCAGGAAACTGACAAAGTTTGGAATGAATAGGAATAATGCCATCTCGAACTTCGTTCTTGATGTTCTTCTTTCGCATCGGATAGTCATCATTTAGCGTCTTCTCAATCTTTCGAATTGCTTCGAAGATTGGGACGTCATTAACAACAGCCAATATATCAGCATTACTTGCATGAAGTGCGTGCCCATTGGGCCCGTTCTTCAGTGTAAAGTGGTATTTCATATCACGAAGGGATATACGTTTTAAACGTAAGACCCACTGAGGTATGAAATCGATGATAGATTGTACAAGATCATGATTGAACTTACAAGGTTCAATTATGGTACTTATATCTTTAGATATAGGTAATCTTAACAATTCACAAGATCGTAAGACCGATAAGGCCATTACGACTTTGCGACTATCCTTTGAGCGTAAATAAGTTTTAAATTTACTTATGCAAAGAGGAAAGTTATCATTATCTGATTTGGTCCATGGAATGGCAGTGATATTTTGTCTAAGAGCGTAACGTTCTCCTACGGAGTTCAGTTCTTTGCAGAACCTCACAGCGTCGGCCTTACCACGATTTGACAACCGTGTTTGGTAGACACTATACCATTGCTTGGTAATAGGTGTAATATCAATATCAAATATCTTCGCAACTAGCGCAAGCTCGTTGTGGAAACTTTTGATCATTGGTACTCCTGAATAAAATTCGGGAATCTCATTGCTCTCGCCACCAAAGGTGGGTGCCATGAAGTAGGCTACTTAGTAGTCGCTCGGATGATTCCGTTCCGAGACAACTAAG